TCATCACCCGCCTTTACAAAAGTGATGTTGATGTCCGCACCCCAGGTTCCACCCGCCGTGATTAGTTGCTTTAATTCAATGCCTTGGATGAGTTGATCCGAACCAGTCACCGTGTTTGGGGTAATGGTTGCACTTCCACAAGTGATAGATGTAATCACACTTGCATCATACCACAGATAGGCACTTGGTGTTGCCGTGGTCAATGTAACCTTTGATTTGTCTGTGAACACATATTTGGTTGGGTAACCTTGGTTGAATCCTTCCGCAGTATAAGCGTAACCCGCAGATGCCAAACCGACATTGCTTGTAACATAACTTGTGAAGGTTAGTGTTGTTCCAACATAGTATGCACCCCGTACCTTTACGGCAAATCGCTTTGCACCGCTTCCGATGTTTGGCTTGTAAGTTCCATTGATTAGGAAATCACGGGTCACTTCTTGTTGCACCAATTTATGAATGTCAATCCATCCACGCCCACTTCCGTATTGGTCTGGCTTTCTGTTGATGGTCCAATTTGGTGTTGCAGGAATTGTTGCCGTGCCACTCCACACATACACATCACATTGATAATAGAATTTTGAGGATGTATAAAGTGCATCGTAAAATTGATACATGATTGGGGAGTTGCATCCCACTATTGATTCGGGTTGTTGATTAAAATTCATCGCTTAAATCGGTTTTTAATATCTTGTGCCATGGCTTTGGTTAACGCCTTGTTGAATGATGGGAGTATCTCGGTTCGTGCCATTGTCACAAACGGAAATGGTTCAATACCAAAGTGTTTTATCTTTCTGTTCATTGCAAACCGCATACCCTCGGCAGTTGCTTTTGACTTGAATTTACCAGTTGACAAATCACGGGGTTGGATGCGTTTCATCTTTGTCCAATTACGCATTGCATTAGGTGGAATGCCGATGTTGCCTTTAAACTTTGCATTCTGCCATGGTTTGCGCCCCGCTTGGATTGCGTCTGCATACCACAAAGCAGTAATCCCCAATGTCATGCCTTGTGGGTTTGGTTGGATGGAATTTACTAACTGCCCACTGGCTACATAGTTACCACGGAATGTCTTTTTTACGCTTTTTGCAACTTCCCATCCTCCACCAACCTTTTTCCATTTGGTACGGATGGATGTCCTTGGTCTTTTTACCTCCAACATCATACGGGCAGCAACTGCCCATTTATTGGAATACTCCGCAACAACGGCTTCGCTATTCTTAAACGCAATCGCCATCAGTCACCCATGGGTTAATCAGTTCAATGCCAACTGTGATTTGATAACCACCCAATACCGTGTCCATTGTTTCCACAAATGGTTGAAAAGTAATCGGGCGAATGTATTGCACTTGGTTGTAATAATTCTGTTCCGTGCGCCACAACCCCTTTGAAAATCTCACATACAAATCTTGCAGGATGTGTCCGTAGTTTTGATTCTCGGTGTACCCATACTCCGAATACTCGGTGATAAGGTTTTCTTGTTCGTTTTCTGTTTTCAAGAAGTTCACGCGATCCGCCACCATTACATTCATTTGGATGGTTGCTACTTGGTCTGTCAATGCTACGGATTGAATCGAACAGTGCATCAATGGGAATACCAAAAACGCCTTGAAATCAAGTTCGGTCAATGTACCATGCGAATAGTTCCAACCTTCTTCGGTTGCAATATCCTTCATCAACTCAAATGCCGTGCCTATGTGATTATTGTTCATTTTTTTCTAATTGCTTTTTGTTCCATCTTCGCAATGTCACTTTCGTAAGCGGTCCACATGAGAGCGGTCTGAATGGGCTTTGTATACACATTGTCAAGGTTGAGGAAATTTCGGTTAGCAAGTCGGTAGACCATTCCAAACCATCCCCATTTTTTGGTAAGGCGTATTTCATCGCCACTTCCCCCCTCCTCACCATCCTCAAATACTTCTGGAAAGAATTCAATAAGTCGATTCCTAAACTCCAAAAAAAAAGCATCGCACCAAATGCAGTGTTTGCGTCTATCTCCTTAAATGCGGAGTTCAAATCGGCATTGTAAGCCATGATTTCATACCTTCCATTCTGTCCTTTCTTGGTAATTGGGCGATACAAAACGGATAACACTTTCCAAAGGTCGTTTGGTTCTTTGCAGTAATTTTCAATGTCAATGAATTCCCCCGTTGTGAGTTCGTCAAAGTTTGGGATAAATCCGTATTCAATCCCTTTGTACTCGAACCTGGGTGTGAATGTTGGTTTAGATTCCAACATGGTTGTGATTTTTTCCACACAATACTTCAAAGTATCAAATGGCATATTCTTAACCTCCGACATGGTCAAGTCACAAAAGATTGCCACCGCTTCCAACTGCCTTGATACATCATCCATTTCGGGTTTTAATCCGTTGTATGTTATCATTTGATGCAACTTTACATCACGCAGTTCGGTAGGTACAATTATCTTTTTGTTTTCAATCATATACTAATAAAACGCCAAAAACTACGATTGTTTTGAGCCAAAAAAAGGGCATCACTGCCCTTCTTCTGTATGGATGAAAACATGATTACAATGCTTTGATGTCAAGGTTCAACGCTTTGGCCATATCGTTTGCCATTTTGCGTTTGTTCTTTATGATTTTAATTGCATTTGGGTCGCCCAAACTTTCGGCCATTGGGATGTATTTATCACACAATGCAACGATGGCTTTGTATTTGTTTTGGGCTTCAATGAAATTCTGTTTGGCTTCTTTCTTCAATTGGATTGCCTTATCCATGAACTTATTGGGTTCGGTTTCAAGTGCTTTGATTTCATCCAACGCACCTAATTCAATTTTGTAACCTTGTAACTGCATACCAATAAAACGGATTTATCAATCAGTGTTGCAAAAACACTCAAACGATGGGTCGGAATCCCACAACCCAAGTTGTGATTGTGCCTTGTCTTTGAGTTGCTGATAACTGATTTCTTTCTTGAATGTGCTTCCACTTTCGGTTTCGTGTTTAATCCACCAATCAAACAATTCTGGTTTTTCTTTGGCAATAATTGCCAACTTGCCCTTCCCCTTCAAAAAACACCCATCGCAATTCCCGTATGGTTCATTCACCCCCAAATCAAATGGTTGTTGTTTCCACCATGTCAATACATCGGCTTTGGTTGTTTTCCATTTAACCAATGGTAATTCAACATCAAATTCGGAATCCTTGATTTTGTTCCACCTCCTTGGTTCATCGTACCTGATTCCATTGAATGATGTGTAATCAGTAATCCCAATGGATTTCAAATACCTCCGCAGTGTGTCAATCTTCATGAATGTTGTGCAGTATCTCAATCTTTGGTTGGGCAAGAATTGTTTTTTGTGGGCGATTACTTCGTCAAATGGTCTACCATCCCGCGATGCTGTTTCGTATGTCACCACATCGAAATTGTTTCCAAATCTATATTCCAACCAAACAATGTTTAAGTTCCAACGCTTATCGCATTCATTGATGAAATCAAGTGTTTGTGGCATCTCCTTTCCAGTGTTTTGGAATGTCACAAGATATTCACCGCCTTCATCAATTAAGCGTTTTGTCATGTATGCGGATGTTCTTCCACCGCTAAAATTTATGATGTTCATGGGAATCTTTCGTGAAGGATGGTGTGTACCCTTGCATGGTATCTTTGGACTTCTTTATCTGTCTGCAAAATATCTCCAAATTCACGCACCGATGAAATGATGGTGGAGTGATCCCGCCCACAGATTAGCCCAATTTCTTCAAAGGTCATTTCCAACCGCTTCCTGCAAATGTGGTTGAACATATGACGGGCATACAATGGCCTTCGTTTTCTTGACCTTGTTATCACTGTGTCGGGGGTAAGGTCGTAAACCTCACAGATTGCCCGTAATACTTCACGCCATGGGGTTGGTTCTAAATTAATATCGGTTTTGGGTTGGACAATTTCACGCTTCAACGCACGGACCAAATTATCGTAGTCCGATTTCTGTTCAATCATCTGCAACCGCATCCGTCTGATTTCTTGTTTAAGGTTATGCACCTCTTGGTATTGTGTTGTCATTTGTAGTTTATTTTACATAAAAAGCACCGATAATTCCCTTTGGATTTGTTGAATGTCACCTTTGCAAGTCGGTTACATTTGGGGCATCTTGGATGGTCAATAATCACAATTGAATCATACACCGATTGCCAATAGTCCTGACCTTGTGGGGTTGCATCCCATTTGAACGCATCCAATAACATGTCTTGGATGGTGTTGTACTTTTGTACCTTTTTGTCATCATCAACCAGTTTGATGAATTCCTCATACATTGGCAATGCCTTTGCCTTTGTTCTTAATTCGTTTGAATACCGATAATCTTTAATTTCCATAATTATTTGTCTTTGCAAATATAGGAAACCCACACGAAATAAACAATTTATTTAATTGAATACACTCCGTAATTTGATTTGATACCCAATGCCATCATCTCATGATACCTAAAACTGTCAATTCCGTGATCCGTTCCCGTTGGTGTGTTCATTGTACGCCCTTGGGCATCGGTATCCCAACAATAGTTGCGTAATTCTTTAATCAGGTTTGTTGATGTGGATGTAACCAAATAGGATTGTGATTGCATGATTTGAATTCCGTAGTTGATTGAATCCTTTCCTTTGGTTACGCCCTTGATTCTTATTCCGTATCTCCGTATTTCATCAATTGACTTTGGTTCGGCACTATCCGCATACACTGGCACAAAGTTGGGTAATGCCTTTGCAATATCCGAATTAAGCATTCCCGTGCGATATGCGACCTCATCAACGATTCGTTGGCCATTGTACTCATATACGGCCACAATTGCCGTAGGGTCGTTTGTATAACCGAAATCGACACCACAACCAAGTAACCTTGCATCCTCGGGAATCTTATCGATGGTTTGCCAATTGGAAAAGATAACCCCTTGAAGGTTTCCAATCTCACCAAGCCCATATACTCTGAACCAATTTTCCCAATACCTACTTGTTTTCCCCTTTTCTTTGGCCTTTTCAATTTCCGCCACAATGGATTGGTCCAACGCTTCGTTGTCCTTGTATGTGAGTATTATCATTTCGGAATCGGGGTCGCCAATCAGTTCCGAATCCACCCAAAATTCCCTCACTGGATTATAGTCAAGGTAAATGAACTTTCTTGTACGAATGGATAATTGGTAATACGATTCCCAATCTATGTTGTTGCACTCGTTTACGAATAGAACATCACGCCTTGCACCCCTCAACTTTTGGGGTTGATCCGCTGAAAAGAATTCAATGTATGAATCATTTGAGAATGTGTATGTGAGTGAAGATTTGTTCCATTTGTTTGGGTCGTACATTCCCACCATGTCCATGATTTTAAGAAAGTCACGGATTGCACCCCTTCGCAAATGCGGTATGGTTTCCGACACCACGCTAATTTCACACTTTGGATTTTGCACCGCATATGTGATAAGCATGGGAATAATACTGAATGTTTTTGAACTGGATGTTCCACCGCGCACGATTCTAACCCGCTTTCGGAGTTGTGAAATCTTTGTTTGAGCGGTGGTCTTTTGAAGCATTATTTCACATCCAAGTCAATACCATTGAAGATTGGTTTTTCGGTGGTAACATCAATTTGTTGGGTGGGCATACCAAATCCCGAATCCATCAATTGTTTATACGCACCCACATCACCTTTCCTTGCTTTGTGTATCATTGCAAGGGTTATCAAATCTTCTTGGGATAGTTTTTCCAATTCACCCGTGATGGGGTTTTTGCTTTCTTGCATTACCTCCAACCATTTCCGTGCTATGGTGCTTCGGTTCTTGCTTCCCTTGGGTCTGCCATTGGGGTTACGGGTTTCCCCAGGTTGCATCGGTTTCAAATTATCTTCCCTTGCCATTGTTGTTTCATTGTTTTAATCGTTTGGTAAAAGTGGAATGGGCATCCACATATATGGTGTTGGTATTGGTGAATCATCATGTGCCAAATACCATTGCCCGTCTAAAATATAGGCAACCTCTTTGGTGTCAATTAATACCCACACTTGGTCATGTGGTATGGTGTCGCGGGTTTCTCTCCATGCTTTCATATTTCAACTCCGTTCTTTTTGATTTTAATTGTTGGGTCTAACTTTTTCATTCGGTCAATAATAACTTGGCAATACTTTGGGTCAAGTTCCATCCCGTAGCATTTGCGTTTAAGTTGGTGCGATGCAACCATTGTTGATCCGCTACCTAAAAATCCGTCAAAACAAATCTTAAATTGAAAGTCATTAAAAATATCACCAAACAATCCAACTGGTTTTTGTGTTGGGTGAACCCTTGTTTTCCCTTCAATGTTTTTATCACCCTTTCTTATCATCCCGTTCCATTGCCATTTGTAAAGTTTTGCCCCTTTATCAAAGGATGTCCAAGCCAATTCAACATCAGCAAAATTACCCGTGTTTTCTTTATCCCAAACAATCCAACACATTGATGGTGTTAAAAAATCTGTAAAATAATTCCCACCCCAAATAATAAAATTTTCCATTCCTAAACTGATACAAGTGTTGTAAAATTCTCGTGCCGTATCCGTTGTGTCGTCGCCTATTATTTCGGAGTATTCTTTTGCTTTGACAACTTTATTTCCTCCAACACTTCCAAATCCTTTATCTCCGCCTACCTTTTTACCTTGAACTACTTTAATTCCATACGGAGGATCAGTAAATACCATGTCCGCTTTCTGCCCATCCATTAACCTTGCAACCGAATCACTGTCCGTGGAATCACCACACAACAATCGGTGTTCACCTATCTCAAACAAATCACCCACCACAATATCCGTTTCAATGTTTTCGGGTTCCTCAAAATTATCATCCTCCGCTTCCAATTCAGTCACATCCATGTTGGGAACATCCAAACCCCACTCGTTTAATTCTTCGGGATTCCAATCATTCGCCAACGCATCCCAATCCCATTCACCAAATCCAACATTGTCTTTTATCAAAAATTCCCTTTGTTGTTCTTCGGTTAGATTTTCGGCTTTGATAATTGGTATTTCTTTGATGCCAATTTCTTGAATGGCTTTCCATCTCATGTTACCGCCCAGAATCATCATTTCATTATTCACAACAATGGGGCGTATCTCCAACATTTCGGGAAAGTCCTTGATTGATTGTACTAACTTCTTAAATTTATCATCCTTCAAAATCCTTGGATTGTTTTCGTTTGGGATGATGTCTTTTGTTTTAACCCATTCTATGTTCATTTGTTCATTTTTATTTGGTGTGTGATGATTAAAAAATCCATGTGTTGTTTCTTATCCCCGTAAAATTCGTGACAAGTTCGGCAAAGTGCCATGATATTTTCAATGTTGTCACGCAGTTTAGAACCACCCATTCCACGGGCTTTGATGTGGTGCAAATCCTGGGCAATTTTTCCACACACTTCACAATAAATTGTGTCACATTTGTCATATCCAAAGTGTTTAAGGTAGTTCTTTTGATACGGTTTCATTTAATTGCCTAATTTGTTTTAACCATTCGCCCCATCGTTCACGATCCGCAAACCTAACTTTGCACTTATCACAAATATAAATTAAATTGGAATCGATGTGGGGTCCAGTGGGGTTGATTTTTTCTTCTGTGCTTACTTTGTAGTGGTCACAAACCTCACATTCATTCTTGGATTTGATAAGTTTCATACACTTGTGTCAATTCATTTATCATGGTTTGCCATGCCTTTGGGTTGCAAGTACACGGCTTGTAAATTCTCTTGCTTTGGAATATCCTTGACCACATTTTGGATAGGTGGTCCGCTTCCATTGGTGATAAGGTTGTGGAATTTATGGTCTTGAAATGTGTAAACCAATCGTATTCACCCTCCGTCATGCACAATGGTTTGCGGTTTGGGAATATCTTGTTCAATTTGTGTTTACGGGCATCGCATCCACAATCTTCCCCTGCCACAAACTTGGTCAAAAATTCAATCCCCGTGGCTTTCGTTACCTTCTGAATCGTATCCCCCAGTCCGATGGATGGTCGTGATTCGGTAAACTGTTTCCGTGTGTCTTTTTTCTTCTGCATATATCTTGTATTTGTTTTGTGTCCTTTGTTTGATGAATTGTTTGGCGTTCTTGATTGAGTTAAACACCGAATGTGTTGGAATCCCCGTGCGTTTTTCTATCTCCCTCATGCTATGCCCATACACAAAATGGAGTTCCAATAACATTTGGTCATAATCGCGGAGTTCATCAATTGCGTTCTTCACCTCACCCATCAAATCAGAATGTGCCATTTCAGCCATTTCGGGGCTTTCTACGGGGACAAAATGGTCTTGGTGTGGTATTGTATGCTTTTGGCTTCGTTTGATGTCCATAAACGCATTGTGAAGCATCTTGAAAAGATAAATGGTGTTTATTGTTCCGTGGTGGTTTGTTAGCCGTGTGAAATTTCCTTCCGCCAATTGTATTTCTGCCAGTTTTAGATACATTGATTGTACCATGTCATCCGATTCATCACCCGTTGCACCAAGGTATTTGGCAATCTTTAACCATTCGTTATGCCTTTTCGCTATGGCCTCAAGTGTTACCAATGTATGCTTCTATTTGTAATTTGAAATCGTCAAACGAATATACAACCACATAGGCATAATCCATTGCAGTGACTAACTTTTCCCAATCCTTTTGGTGTGTGCTTTGCTTATTTGGTTTAATTTTAAGTTCAATGAACAACCCGTGGTGTGTTTTGTTGGGGATGAACAACACAAGGTCGGCCACCCCTGGTAATACTCCCTCGGCTTTTAACCTTTGGGCCGTTCGCAAATCCCGTGATCCCCCATTGGGAACATGAATCAAATGGTTTGCCCATTGGCGGTATGCCAACCGAAACCACTTAACGCAGTTGATTTGTAAACGGCTTTCAAGATGTTTCATTCAGCGTCAAGGTACAATGACTTGGCTTTTGTGAAACCCGCATTGTATGCCATTTGTTGGTCCATTTGTTCTAATCGTTTCAGGTGGTGAATCACTTCGGGTCCTGGTACTGCGGTGGGGTGGTTTTCTTCTAACCACTCAACGAATCTTTCTATCGGTGTTTTCATAGTAAATTAAATCTAATTCTTGACAATCGTATAAATAATTGGCGTGTTGCTCATCGGTGATGATTAATCCTTCTTTGTGAACTGTAGTACACACTGGGCAACTACAGACATTGTTTTCTCTGTAAATTCTTTTTCCTATTCGCTCAATGAACCATTGCTTATCGTGTACCACTATCCTAATCATTGCTCACCTCCTCCGTAGGTTACTATTGTAGTATTTCTTTAACGATTCCAATTTTTTTAGAACTTCCTCCAACGAATCATTCCAAATTTGTACATGTTGCTCCTTCTCCATTTCTTTTGCTTGTTCAATGTGTTTTTTGAAATCGGGAGTTACATTTTCAATACCTCCAAAATGTTTATCAATCAACCACTCCACTGCCGTTTGTTGTTTATTGTTTGTCATATCAATATCCTAAATCCTTTTTAACTGATGATTGTCTGTCTTGGCGTTGGTTGTATTTCAAACCACGCAATTCGGGGTGTTCTTCTTGTGCCTTTCTTCGCATCCGTGTAATAGAATCGCTTGATGTTAATTGTCCATCCGCCAAAATGCGTAAGAATTTTTGTGCTGGAAGTGTCGCAGTTGAATACCCCTTGGCGTTCATTTCTAAACCCCAAATCCATGCAACCAATTGTTCGTCCGAATCTCTAAATGTGGGGTATTGCGTTAACAACTCAATAACCACCGTTCTTGTTTCTTGTTTCATTTGTCCCTACAAATATATATATTTTATTATTAAAATTGTATTGGGTTCAAATTTTCTTTGTACATCGTTCTGTTTCCAATGTAAATCGTATCTATAACCCCACATTCACCATGTCTATTCTTTGAAATAATTAACTCCGCTTCTTCCACTTCGGGTTGAACGGCTTCGTATTTGGCGGGACGGAATGGGAACATAACCACATCGGCATCTTGTTCAATTGATCCTGATTCCCGTATGTCGGACAACATGGGTCGTTTGTCTGCTCTATCCTCTGGCTTACGGGATAACTGCGCTAAAACAATCACAGTGATGTTTAATTCCTTTGCCAACAATTTTAACCCACGGGAAATTTCCGCAATCTCTTGTTCACGATTTTGTTTTGAACCCTTCATCAATTGAATATAATCCACTACCAATAAATCCAAGCCGTGTTTGGCTTTGTGAATTTTGGCTTTTGATTTCAATTGTTGGATGGATGCGTTTGGTTCTTGGTCCACAAAAAATTCAACTTGACTTGCGTTTACAGATTCGCAAAGTTTGATGACTTCGTGTTCCTTCAATGTGGCGTTTCGTATTTTCCAATTGACAATATCAGTAATCAAAGAAAAGTATCGTTTGGCCAATTGTTCCGCACTCATTTCCAAACTGATAATCAAACTTTTTCCACCCAACTTTGAGAATTCGTAAATGAGTGATAACGCCAAGGCCGTTTTACCCATTCCAGGTCGTGCAGCCATTACAATCAAATCCCCCGCGTTCCATCCGCCTAACATTCTATCCAAAGAATCCCACCCCGTAGGTTTTCCCGTGATCCGTTCACCCCTTGCGATGGCTTCGGTGATGTTGTCCAATGTCCGTGCGCTTATCTTGTGAATGGATTCAGGGTCGTGTATCGTTGTGAACCTTGTGTTGTCAATGGCATTTTGGGTGTACTCCAACAACTCCTTTAAACTTTTGGTCAAATCAATTTTGCCCAGTTGTTCCACAAATTGTTTTTGAAGAAACTTTTGTTCTAACCTTGGAAGGTAATCACTCACATTGGCAACATTGGACACATTTTGTCCAATCATAATTACTTCCATGCGTTCGTTTTTTGGATAACCTTGTGTCAAACTCATGTAATCAATTGGCTCGTTGTCAAAGTAATAATCTTGCATCCGCTTAACCACTTTGTGATGCAATGGTGATTCAAACCAATCTGCCTTTATTCGTGGCAACAATGAGCGTGTCTGTTCGTAGAACAATAGTTGTCCTAATATGTAATCCTCTAATTTGTCATTCATAATCTGCGATATTAAACCTTTTTAGTGTTGGTTGTGTTGGTTTATTTTTATTTTCTGGCTCTATTTTCGACATCCATTGTTGGGCAGCGGATTTCCACTTTTGAATTTTGCCCCCCTTTCGTGTCCAATTCATGGAATCCCAATAATGAAAAAACGCGACCCCGTCGGTTTCTGAATGATTGTTTGTCTTAAAGAACTGAATACATTCATCCTTTGTTGGTGGCAAAATCCTTTTTGCCTCCTTAATCTTTATTTCAGTATCATTATCAGTATCATTATCATTTACATTATCATTATCATTATCAGTTTTTTTGGGTTTGTCAAAAAAGGCTTGGGTTTCTTGGGTTTCGATGGCTTTCTTTGGTCTACCACCTTTTAATCCGTTAAGTTTCTGTTTATCAATGTATTCGTCATATTTACGCAAATCCCGTTTCAACTGCAATTTGATTGGCTCAAATGCAATCGATAATAACAAATCTTCACACGATGGATTTTCATCGTTGACATAAGCAAAAATGTGTTTGATTAATTTACCCGCAATTTCATCAGGTAGTTGGTTAAACACACCTTGTTGATCCGTGTACAACAAGAATGATTTTTTATCCTTTGCCATTTTAATTTCGATTAAGGTGTTGTACAACTGAATCCCTAATTTCCATTAGATTCGTGGTGGTTGCCCAACGCTTTTCTGGTAAATGATTGGTGAGCATTTCTTCCAATTGTTTGATGTTAAAATCGTACATCAATAGGAACTTGCCATTTTTGAAAATGTTAACTTCAACAAATTGGCCTTTGATTGTGGTTTGTGTTGTGTATGTGTTTTCCATAAAAAAACCCCATCGGGATGGTGCAGTGAGAGTGCAACCAACCCAACGGGGTAAATATCTTTGTAACATTTGGAATCTCTCACATTCCGTTACCGCAACAAATATACAAAAAAGAACTATCTTTGCAACAATCCGTTCTTGTTATTTGTCATTTCATGGGATTAGATGGGGGGATGCCGATGCCCCCCATTTTTTATTTGTAGATGTTTTCTTCTTTTTCTATGTAATAAGTGATTCCATAAACAATCATTGAAATCATTACCATCGCCAATCTTTGGTCTTGTGTCCATTTTAACGCGTTGTAATCGCCTAAAATGAATGAAATGCACACATACACGACCCATACAATTAAAATCGTTCTAATGGCTTGTTTCATGTCTTTTTCAACATTATAGTGTCCTCATTTTGAAGGTACTGAGCGGGTTCGTACACTTCCCCCGTTTGTTGGTTCAAGAAAATACCCAGGTTCATTTGCTTGTAGGCGTGTTGGTGGAGTTTTTCGCGTTCCTTTAATTCTGCCCGTAATTCCATCACTTGTGGGATGTGGTCATAATTATATCGACCTCCACCTGCCTTGCGTGTGATTTCGTATCCGTGGTATATTTGCCCATGCCATTTACCCGCTTCGGTCAATGCAAGGGGTTTTACTTGGTCCTGAAAGTTCTTGATAATGTCCGCCAATTCTTTTAATTCAATGTGGAATTGAAGGGGGCAGTAATTGCCACCCCCTACTTCCAACATCGTGTCCGATAGTTGTTCAATCATTTTTTTCATACAAACCTAAATTTAACGATCCTCTTGTTTGTATTTTGAACCCTTACCACTTCAATTAATCCCGCCTGGTCATACATGCGAATCCAATTACGCAGTTCGTAAACATTGTACTTTTTGCAAAGATTCAATAGTTCATCATCGTATCTGTGAATCCATTGGTTTCCGTAAAACCTTTGCAAATCATCCATGAAATCCCGTGTTGATTGGCGAACCCTCCAACCTCGGTTTTGTTTTGGCTTTTCATTTGGGAATAACTTGCCCAGGATCTCCATTGCCTTTTTCAAGGTTTCCAAATCACTCGGTGTGAATTGGTTGAATAATTGTTGTTGTGTCATATCGTTATTTGTCATAATGGTTAAAATGGTAAATTGTCGTGTGAAACTGGTTTCAATTGTGCCAAGGTGTCTTGACCATCCACCACGAACTTTTCAAACACTTGGGCGTATGCAAGTATCTCATGCAACTTGATGTCACCATTGATGACCAAATCACCAGCCACCTTCAATACACTCATACGGGTAATCCGTTTGTCCGTTTCGGGATCCTTTGCCTTCGCTTGGAATGGTTGCGCACCTGGTTGTGCCATCACGGGTGCAATCTTGTAATAAATGCGGTCTTTGAATTCCTTGGATGTGATGGTGTAATCGGTTTCCACACCCACTTTGAATTTTGTTTGATCCGCACTTTTGGAGGCGTACTCACCCGAATCGCCATTGGCAAAGGTGATTTCAAATTTGTACAATGTGCCATACTGACCATTGTAAGTTCCGTTTGCAGTGACATTGGTTACTGCGCTTCTTTTTTGTTGTTCCATACTATTTTGTTTTTTAATTGGTAGTTTAGTTTTGTGAGAATCTCAAATTGTTTTTCCATGCTTAACCCGTTTCGCTTAAATTGGAATTTCCAGGTTGTTACTGTTGCGTAGTTGGCGTGTAATAACTCCGCCAATTCTTTGTTTGACTTGTTAAATACTTGTGTTAGTGCTTCGTGTGTTGTCATTTATGATGATAATTTGATGTGCTTGTCCGAGTGTGAACAACTGCCAATCCTCATGACCTTCAAAGGTTATGGAATAAGTGCCGTTGTTTTGGTAATGCTTTTCAATGATGTTGATGTTCTTGTATGTTCTGCGTTGTAAAATGGTTTCAACCGCATCCAATTCAAAAAGGGTTCTAAAATATAGTGTCATATAGTTCCCTCTATTGTCATACCAAAGTGGAATGCTTCGGTGCATGTCATTTGCCCTTCAATGGTTACTTCCCACAATATCATGTGGTCATCGTGCATGAGTTTTGCGTCAACACTCCATGGCTTTCTGTATTGGATGATGTAATCTTTCATCTTATCCAATTGCTTTTGCGTTATCCAAAGTGTTTCTATCATTTTGCTTTGCCTTTATACATTCTGCGTTGAACCAACATTTGAGTGAACTCATTGAATTCAGGGATGTACTCATCCTTTTCAAACTGGTAGGGGGTTGCTTCTTGGGTGTTCTCAAAACGCTTGTTGTTGCGTTTGATGCAGTGCCATGAATAACCAATGGCGAATGCGATGGGTGTTCCGATGATTAAGTAAATGATATCCATGTTATTTGTCTTTTCAAAAATAGGTTAAATAATTTTAGATTCCAAATTAAATGCGTTTTAATATAAAATCAAACGCTTCGTGTAAAGTGACTGTGCGATAAATTTCAGCCATCCGAAAAGCGTGTTCCCATGTTGGTGCATACCATGTTTTGGTGTACAATTCCTTTCCGCTTTCTGTGCGATAAACGCATTCGTAAATGTTAAGTGTCATGTTCATGATGCAAATATACATTTGGGATTTGAAATTACAAACACTTGCACAAATAAAAAAAGGGATTTTAACCCCTTTCTTTTGTAAATGGTTACTTTTCCTTTGTAAGTGACTTCAACATTTCAATCAAACGGGGGCAAGGATATATATCCGCCTTATCCGCACGAACTGAATTGTGGGTATAAACACCTGGTTCGTTCTTCAATGCCCGTTTGGTTACAACCCAAATATCCTCATTATAGGTTAAATCAATGCCGTACTTTTCATTCCATAGGATCAACAAGTCCTTAACCGATTGGATTTGTTCGTCTGTGTACTTATGCCATAACTTATACCCTTTGTATGCCGTTGACAACTCGGTTACTTCATCCGATGGTATCTCACCACCCACATAGTTGTAATACTTTGTGCCTTTTTTGTTCAATGGTCCCCAGTTGCAAACCTCAATACCAATGGATGTTTTATCCAACGGAAGGTACGGACAACCATGCCCCATAAAATGCTTTGTGCCTAACCCTAAATGGTACGCCCAATACTCACTTCCAAATCCTTGTACGATTGTTCCATCGGTTGAGATGGCAACGCAAGTTGAAACCTTGTTGGCTACCTTTTCCCAATAAGCAAAGGTTTGTTCACCGCTTCCGTTTCCTGCGGTGTGGTGTAAATACACCTGGGTCTTTTTAACCGCTTCGCGATTGTATGCCCTAAATGGTACTTGTTTAATTTTCATCTTGTTTCTTTGATGCTCCAAAATAGAATGATACTACCATAGTCACGATGGATGTTACCCCACCCGCAATGGTAAAATAAATGTCCTTTTGATCCGTTGGAAAATCCCAAAAGATAATTGAAAACAATATGGCGTAACTCAACCCCAAAATTGAAATGGCTACAATGCCAGTGATGTTTGTCTTAAAATTGTTCATCCTTGTCCAACGTTTGGTTTTTTTGATTTGTGTTTATTGATGTGCTTGGTGTGTCTGCCCAATTTCTTCTTGGGTTTTACACGAAATGTTACCGCATTGCTTTTAACCTTGGTTGCCATTATTTGATTCCGTTTAATCGCATCATGTTTGAAATGGATGCGGTGTCCATACCCACCAAAGAAGTATCAACCCCCATGAACATCATCGTGGTTGTCATTGCTTCAATCTTTGATTCTGCCTTTGCAACTTCTTTTTTCAATGCCTTCTTTTCTTCAACCTTTGCCTCAACCATCTTTGCATTCATCGTTTGAGCCATTTTCGTGGCTTCTCCCGCACTTTGAATGTTTTTTGATACCTTGTTAAGCAACGCGTCTATTTCGTCAATCTGTGGGCTTGGTTTAGCGTTTGCAATCGTGAACACATAACCAGTGATAAACAATGCAGTAAATACGATTAAAAGGTTTTTCATAATTTCTTCATTGTTTGCATGATGCGTATTTCGGTCATCGTTGCTGCCAAACACGAATCGGACTTTTTTAGGGCATATGTGAGTTTATCAATCTTCACATCCAACGCTTCAATCTTTTGGTTTGCCTTTTCAATTTGTTCTTTATAGCCCGAACGAAGGTCAAAGTAAAGATAAGACACAGCAACAAGCATACAAAAAGCCACGGCTGCAATTGGGTTTTTGCGAAATTGGTCAAACGACACTGGCAACGCATTGGGTTTTCTTGCGGTCATTATTCAGTAGGGGGAAATGGTGGTGGTGGTGGTGGGATGTATTCGGCTTCGGGTAAATCTAAAACCCAAGCGTATTCAGTGGTTGCAACGACTTGTTTGTCCTCATCGCTAAGGAACAAAAACCAAACGCCGTTTATATCTTGAACGCAATTAAAAAATTCATAAGGTGCGTAGTATTGCCCTTGTATCAAATCCTTTTGTTCGGGTGTAAGTGTGTAACCTATCATTATACTTGTCTTGAAAGGGTTGTTTGAAACGCTTGTACGGCGGTGTATAGGTTGCTATTTTCTGTATCTGTTAAACCTAAACCAATTGAAGCAAAGGCGCATCGTGCTGTATCAGGTAAAAATGCTGTTGTTCCATCTAAATTCAACGCTCCTACATAAATGTTATTAGCGCTTAATTGAAAACTATTATTAGTAATAGTTTGATAAGTTGTATTTTGTTTGTAATACTTAAATTCCGTAGAACTAATACGAGACAAACACACAAAAGAATTCACATTATTTGTTTCTGAATCTAAAACATCACCTGTTGTATTTATACCTATATAATTGCGAGTTGCGTCAAATCTTGCGCCTAACATAGTGATTGCATTATTGCCAAAAACACCAATTTGAAATGCACCTATTTTTACATTTTCATTTGTATAATAACTCAAATGCCCCGAATTTAAAGATATATTACCATCAGGACTTAAAAAAGTATTCATAAAAGTTGAAGTTCCGTTACCTTTTGCGCCTAAACTTGAAAAAGTCCAACCCGAACTAAAACTACCTGTGAAACTTGAACTCTTTAAATTCTGCGCACACGCCGCCGCACTTGCCCCTACCATTGGATAAACGGCTTTCATTGCAGTCCAAATACCCGCACTTTTCATATCAAGTACAAGTTGATTGGTTGCAGTTTTTTCGGTGGTGGATAGTGTCCCACCCGCAGTGGTAACGCGGTCAAAGAATGCTTGTGCATCGGGGTCAAAGCCACCGCCACTACTAGCAGTAAACCCGCCAACCCTTACACCAACTCCAACGCCAAACATTATTCTCCGTACATTACAACTGAACCACTCGCCAAGGTGATTGAACTGATATAACTACCATCGGCAACGGCAATGAATGTGCCTTGCTTTAGTGTTACACCACTCAATCCCAATGTTGTCATCAACGATGCTGCGGATTGATCCAAAATTGCAGATACAACGGCATCCGCATTTACCACAAACCCACGGAATCTGCCCGTGTTGGCGCTTGTGTTTGAAACGACCTTTGAACCCGTGTAACCCGCTGAAAAGGAACTTGCTGAAATACTCATGTCTATAAAACGATTAGATGGTTATTTGTTCCACATTCTCTGGACCATAGATGGCTACCAATGCATCGTACACGGCATTCACCAACAACGATTCTGCGGGGATTGTTTCGTACGATACCACCGATAATTCAAGGTTTGAAAAAGTGGTGTTAAAATCTTCAATGCCTTGAATCGGGGCTTTGCCTTCTGCCAATGCTTGAACACTTGCAAAAACAAAGGTTGCGATTTGGGCGGGGATGATTCCGTCTTTTTGACTTTTGACATCGGCGTAACCTTCGGCGATTACTACGATTGAACCCGATGGGATTGATAAACCGCTTGTTAGGTTTACGCTTGTATTGATTTGAATTGCTTTCATATATTTACAAAATTAGAATAAATCGTTCCAAGTGCTACCATTGTAGCATTGTAATTTGTTAGTTGTTGAATCGTACAAAATCAAACCACTTGCAGGGCTTGCGATGGCGTTCTTTTGGGTTGTTGTCATTCGTGGTGGGAGAATACCCGTAGTTGTAGAATCTACTTGAAATGATGCAGATGCGGAATGTGAACCTGTTGAAACATTGACACACAATCTTGACCCATCAACCGAAAATGCTTGACTACCTTTGTAACATCCAACCGTTGATTGATTGCCAGTACTAAAAATTTGATAATAACTGCTAAAATCAATCTGTCCAATAGTTCCTAAAACATCAATTCTTGCACTATCGCCAATTTTGAAAATGTTTGTCCCCGCACTATTCTGCACCAAAAGCGATGTAGTGGCGGATGTTGAGCCACTGCCTTTGATTCCTAATCTTGCACCCGTAATTGAGCCGATTTGAACTTCACTTGATGTTACCGCCATCCTCGTTGAGTATCCATCCGCAAAATTGACGGCCGTTGCGCAGTTAATAAACATTGGGTTGGCATCTTTTGCCAAAATCCGATAAGTGCTACCCCAAAAAAGCCCCGTGTATTCGTTCAATGTCGCATCGTTTTTGATATCAATATAACTTGCCGCTGCAACTGCATCTTTGAATCTTGCTAACAAAACGCCATTTGTTGCATTTTGTGATTGAATTATTGCACTTGGGGCATTCGTTCCAACTCCCAACCTATTATTGGTATCATCCCAAAAAAAGTTAGCGGCATCACTTGCAAACGCACTACCATTGCTGAACTGAATCGCACCTGCGACACCGCTTGGGGATGTTACCACGGGGATATTACCCGAACCCAATACGCTTGTTCCATTGATGGTCTTGATATTTGTTCCCGATACCAACACGGGTTGCAATGCCGTTCCACCTTGTGTTAGGTTATTTGTGAAGTTTACACCCGTTGTGGATACCTCCATTGGTAGGTTGTTACCATTACCATCAGAAAGTACCTTTGGTGTTCCACTTATGGCGGTGTTATCGCCCGTTTTTATTAGTCCTGGGTATGTTCCCGCAGGGGTTAAGCCGTTTAATGATATTCCCATGATTATATATTATTCCAAGTATCGTTAATTGTGTTCCATTGAGTGTTAATTTGTTGCCATTCCAAGGTTGCAAAGGTCGGGTTTCGTGTGATTTGCCCAATGCCTTGCGCCCACAAAGTGCCATCACAACACTTTTTTGAATATGTGTTTTTGTCCTTACACAAACACGCCCGTGTTCCACCACCTTGCGGGGATGACCTTGATGGGGTTTTCCACCCATTCTGTGTGTTATTCGGATTGTTAGGGTTGTTCCAATTGCTCATTTTCTTATCAATGCAAAAAGTAAAAGTAAAAATAACACCGATCCAATTGCCACCCCAATTTTTTGGGGTACACTGATGCGTTCTTTGTACTGAATTTGTGGTGGTAATTGAATAGTTTTGGTGTAACGGATGGTATCTGCCTTCACAATTGTTTGAACTCTTATCACATCGTGATTTCTGTAAACAATCGTTTTAACGCCATCCTTTTCTATTGTGAGGGTATCAATCGTTTTTGTTGTGAAAGTGTCTGTAATGGTCACAGAATCACGCACAAACACGGTATCAATGCCATACACGCTTATTTGTGCCATGGCGGGGTTCTTTTTGATGGCTTGTTCCAAATGCCACTCCGCAGAACACCCCGTCAACAAAATGATAAGTGTTAATAATTTACCACCTTTGACAAACAAATCGCACTTCACCTTATTGATGGTTTTCAACTGCGTCATGTAGTTGGTCAATTTCTTAACCTTTTCATCCTTTGGCTTGTATGTTTTCTTTACAGATTCCATGAAACATAGTTTGACGGATTTGTATTTGGGTATTCCCCCGCTTGTTGGTCCTCGGTGTACTGCGAAAATAATTGTGGGTAGTAACTCAAATAATCCACAACCCTACGGCGATAAGTTTCCGCGATGTTTCTTTGGCGTTGAACCAATGTATCAATTTCACTTTTGTCTGGCAATGTGGTGTTTTCGGGTGAGTTCCTCAAAATACCCGCATTGCTAACCTCATAACCATGAAACAACAACAAATCAGCCATGGCGTAATGAATCAACATCGGTTGAACATAGTGCGAAACCAAAGTTTGATAGTTGCCCGTTAAAGTCCCGTTTTCAACCTGGGTTAAAATGTACCGATACAACTTCGTTCCCAAAAGTTCTTGAACTTGTATGTCTTGACTGATTTTAACAAAGGGATAGATTTTATCTACATCCACATTACCACCCAATTGGGTGTACTTAAATATCAATTCCTTGTCTACGAGTAATATGTCATCGTTTGCGTACATCTTATTTATTCTTTAATGATCCTTTGTTTGGCATATCAATGGGGCGTGTCTTAGCGGTATTCCACCCACTTGGTGAGAATGGCACACCCGCATTGTCTGCGCTTTTGTTTGATACTTCGTTGTAATTATCCAAATCCCTACTTTCCCCAACCTCGTTTGGTTGTTTAGGTAAAAACTTCCCTTTGACTTGTTTGCGTCTAAATGTCAATCGTTCCCATCTGTGGTGGCAATTTACACCGCCTTTGTACTTCCAAATTGAATAGGAACTTTGACCGCTTGGGGCGAATTGTCCGTTCACACCCGCATCACCCATTTGAATGATATCTTCCCTACGAAATATCACTCCGCTTTTGGCTTCTTGAACCATTGTAGAGCAAAACTCCCTTGATTTGTTGGAAATGAAATCAGGACCGTAACGGTATCGGATTTTGTAAACCCCTTTATCGTCATCACTTTTTTTATTGGGGTTGTCATACGCCAAGTTAAATCTTAGTTCTTCATCCGCGTCTGTAACCTCTTGAACATCAATAAGTTCCCATTCATCGGTGTTAATTATTTCCCCCTTACCTTTCAAATGTTCAATCCAAGATTTTTCGTCTTGGATGGTCATGTCCGCTAAATCAATCTTTTTTTTTTGACTTGCCAATGATACGCCCGTTTCTTCTTCACGGGTTTCATCATCAATGACATTGCCACTCAAATCGGTGAATTCCAAAGGTTGTAAGGTCTTAAAATAAAGATTCAAATTAAACCCATTGAAGTTCAACACCTTGGTAACTGCATCAATTATCAATCGTTGGAAAGGTCGTACCACAACATTATCAAACAAGATAGACGCTGACTTCAATTCATCTGCGTTGCTACCAAATCCCGTGTTGTCCTTAATACCCAAAAGCAATGGCGAAACGATACGATGCGCCACCATGATTTTCTGCATGGATTCTTGTGAAAGGAACTGATATTGGTTGTGGGCATCACTCAATTGAACGGGTGTAATATCCGCACTTGAATCCTTGCCATCATTCCAACTGATAATAAAACGACCTGCGTTTGACGATCCGCCAAACTTTTGTTTGATTTGGGCTTCCACAGTGTCTTTAACCTCGGCGGGTGGTTGCCCGTTGTTGAAGTTAATCAACATACTTGGGGCTAACCCATTCATGATGTTGTTAATATGGAAATTGGAAATCTCCGCTTCCAAGTTGGCATATTGCGTACCGCCTTGGTAATCCACTGGTGCGAAGTAAAACGAACCCGTTGAATATGG